GTGGCGGCCGATACCATCGCACGATGGTCATCGTCTTCCACAAAATAGACATTGCCGCCTCGGTTATACTCTGTACCCGCGTACTTGACCTCAACTCCTGCACTAACTAGTCTACCACTAATAGAGCCCTCTTTTCCGACCTCAAAGTCGGACAGGCTGTAGGGGGAGTTCCAGTTTGAAGTCTCATGAGACCCAGCGCTGACACTCCCACCAAAGGTGTCAGTGAGCTGGCCAGACGTGCCCACCCAGCTAAGCAGGGAGGGCATATTGCCGGCCAGGCACGGACTAATACCTATAACTAAGTACTCCCCGGACTCTAACGTCCTAAGGGATCTAGTGGTCGAAGTATACGGGTGACTAGGTTGACTGTCAGCCGTATTGGAGATATGCAAAAGCCCCGGCGCAAAAGGGTGCAGCGAACCGGTGAAGAAGTTTTCCACGTCCTCGGACTGGAAGAGCTTCCTCACCATGGGCCGCGCCGCCTTGCGGAGCTTCTTCGCGAACGAAGGCCTCTTCTTCTTCTGTAGAGATAACAGGGGAGCGGGTTTCCGGGCCCGCACAGTGTTTCTTTGTTTGTTGTTGCTCATCATGTTGTATAAGTTAAAGGTGTGTGTGTTTGTTTTGTTTTATTTTGTGTGTAAATTTTAATTCTCCTGGAATTTAAAACAATGTCTCTCAAATGATAAGGGTCACCCCGAACCTATCGTCGTCCAGATGGCATCCCATCTTGCCGACTTCCGATTCTTCGCAGTCCTGCAGCATTTGCAGTCTATACCGTCTCTCTTCCTCCCTCTCGCCGAACAGTGAGTCGTCGTCGTCGCTAGCGTCATCATCCCACTGGGTATTACGCTGGGATGCGTCACTATCGTCGCCTTCTGACACGGCATACTCATACGTGTCTTGCTGAGCGGCCCCGCTCTGTCCGGCACCGGGCTGGTGCATGAGCTGAGGAGCGTCCCTCTTAACAATCCTAATAGGTTTGGTAGGGGGGCGCTTGCCTACATGCTCAGCTGTCGGAGCGCGGCGAGCCGGTGCCAAAGGAAACAGCCTAATGGACTTCCTGACGCGGCGGGGCAACACTATGGCCGCCGTTCTGAGTGCTTCCATAGACTCCTCAGTGCTCTCCTCCACGGTCTTAGCCTTTGTCGGACGAACGAACTCAGAGTCCGTAAGGCGGCATTGCCGAAGGAGCTCGTTCTTACTCACCACCGCATGCATGGCCTCATAGAGGCCCAGCAGTGACTTCTCGTAATTCCTCTGACCGACGCCCAGCTCGCCCTCAGCCATGACGGCCATCTCCTCGTCCAAAGCGGAGGAGGAAACATAGGGGTCTTCAACCAATCCCTTTCCCACCTTCTCGATGGTGTCCGCCAGGTAAACCAGGGACTCCTTCTGCCCTAGTATTATGGCGTCCTGCATATCTGGCAGCGGATCACCCACAGCCATCAAGGTGGCACATACACGCACAGAATTGACCGCCTTAGCGATCTCTGTGGTGTCAAACCACTTTTGTTGGGGATGGGGAAGGTCGGGCAAAGACCGACCTAAATCCGCACACGCCCGAATTGCTTCGCGGCCCCCCAGAGTCTCGGAGTACACATAGTACCCGACAAACTTATCAGGCGAGCGCAGAGACTCTCGAAAGGTTTGGCCCTTGAAGATGGCCAGCTGCTCCAGCTTGATCTTCAGCCCCAAGGATCGCCCAACAGACTCCACAATATCGGCGGTACGGCTTTCAATAAAGGCCCGCTCCTGAGCTTCCGTCCTGGAGGTGCGGAAACCAATGGCAAACTCGTCCATTTCCTCCTGCAACCTCTCAATGATGCGCTCAATCGTTGCGGCCATAATAACACCATTCGTAACAGACTGACCGGGGGTGCCACTAATCTTCCCGTCTATCATCTTGACCACGACGGTGCCCCCCAGTGTCACACGCTTGTTGTTCACCATGTAAGCATACAGCTCAGAGGAAAACAGGCTGTAATGCCCCAGCAGCTCCTTCATTCTGACGTCTACCGGGGCAGTTATCTCCTGCGACTGGGTTAGGTCAAAGGCGCTACAATCAAGGGCAAACCTAACGAGGTACTTTCCCCAAGCATTCACCGCAATCCAAGAATCATCCCCCATATGGAGGTATCCAAAATTGCGGTACACCAACTGACGCTCTATACACGCCACAAGCTCCTGCACCCCGGTTGGACCAATGTCCATACCCGAAAAGGTAGCCACGAAAGCCCCGCTCTCGTAGTCC